TACTTATTGATCCTCCGGGGTATTTAAAAGTGCCTCCCGATAAAGCTACAGTTCTACTTGCTGTACTGTCATTGGTAAGTATTAATGTAAACGAAGTTGCCCTGTTTGATACAGAATTAGGAACAGCCAGCGTAAGAGTAGCATTCCCATTTAAAGTTGCAGTAACCACATTGGCTAAGTTAGTGTTAATCGTAAGAGCTGTACCTGTATTACCAGCTACCGTAACTTTGTCAGAAAACGTGCCAGAAAAGTATTGATTACTGTCAAAAGACACTACTAAATTGCCAGCAGAATCATCTAATCCTGTTGTAATAGCTGGAGTAGTTAAAGAAGGAGATACATTTAAAACTACACCACCACTACCTGTTGACGCTGCAGTAACACCTGTACCGCCGTTACTTACAGGCAGTGTTCCAGTAACTTGAGAACCAAGAGCAATACTAGTAGCAGTAGGAGCTACGTCTGCCCAAGCACTTCCAGTGTAGACTTTTAATTTGTCAGTAGTTGTATTAAAATATAAAGCTCCTTCAGATAAAGAAGCTCCTTGATTATCTACGGAAGGGTTTGATGACTTCTCACCAAGATATACTTTATCAAACTCAGTAAACTTATTTGAAGAAGTTGTTGCTGAGCCAGCAGACGCAGTTGCGCTATTAGCAGAGCCAGTAGCTGAGGTTCCTGCATTACTTTCTGAAGTAGCTGCATTAGATGCAGAGGTAGCCGCTGAAGTAGCTGATCCAAGGATAGAGTCTGTGTAGGCTTTGGTAGATGCGTCTTGCGCTGCTGTAGGATCACCCATTCCAGTGATCTTGTTTGTAGACATAGCAACAGCGCCAGTCATAGTACCGCCAGCAGTGTTTAATTTAGCAGCAACAGCTGTGTTTACTTCTGTTTTACTAAAGACATCAGTAAGGCCATAAGCAGTAATTGTAGTAGGGTTTGTCCCTCCTGTTGCTCTTCCATAAGCATCTACCGTTAATGATCTATAAGTAGCTGCTGTTATACCACTAGTTGCAAGATCAATATTATCTGAATTAACTGCTATTCTTGAAGAAGACGCTGTATTTACATTAAGAGTGCTACCAGTTCTTGTTAGACCAGTACCTGCAACTATTGACCCTGCTCCTGAAAATTGTATCCAAGTTACAGCTGTACTTCCTAAAGTACCTCCAGCTGATATAGATGCTACAAAACCATTGTTATCGTTTACTGTTCCTTCTTCTACAAAAGAATAAGCATTAACTAATTCATCCCAAGTATTAGCATCTGATGAACGCGCCCACGCACTTGCAGAAGCAATATAAATTCCATTTTCTGCTGCACTAGACTGATTCTTTACTAATACCCTATCATTAGCTACAACAGAAACTCCGTCAATAGTCTGCTCACCAGTTAAAGAAATATTAACTGTAGTAGCTGCTATACAAGAAGCCTTTGCATCTAAACCCTGAACTGAATTATCTACATATATCTTTGTAGCTGCGTCTTGTGCATTAGTGGGATCATTTAAGCCAGTAATCTTGTTATTACCCATTGCTACTGCACCTGACATTGTACCACCTGCTAGGCTTAGCTTATTTCCGTCACTACTGTCTACATAGCTTTTAGTAGCAGCATCGTTTGCATTAGTAGGGGATGTAAGGTTAGTAATAGTTGCTGAGGTTCCAGCATTCATGTTTAAGCCGCCATTAATAGAAACATCATTAAATGTAGATGTGCCTGAAGAAGCTGTTATATTGCCAGTAACATTGCCTGTTACATTACCTGTAACAGTACCTGATGAATTCCCAGTTACGTTACCAGTTAGGTTGCCTTGAACATTACCAATTACGTTTCCAGTAATACCACCTACAAAGCCTGTAGTAGCAGTTACTGTAGTTCCTTTAATTGTAGATGGGGAAGATGTGCCTATTGGAACGGCGTTAAGAGTGCCTCCAGTTATGACTGCGTTGCTTGAAGCAAACGTGCCATTAGCTGTAAGTGTGCCTGTAACGGTGGCAGTAGAGGTTGTAATAGAAGACGGATTAGTGCCTAGTTCAACAATGGCAGTAGATGCGTTCTCTGTATATATTCGTTTGTCTGTTACGTTGACTGCAAGTTCGCCTTGAACCAAGTCACTCGTAGTTGGTACGTCATTTGCGGTAGAGCTATTCTTGGTTACTATGACTGTCATGTTCTTGTCCTATCACCTAGTTTAGTCATTCTGGGGTCTTTTGATATACTCATAAAAAGAGAGAGGTAGCTCCTAAGAACTACCCCTCGATTCCTATTTAGGCGTTTACGTTTAAGATAAAAGCAGAATCAGGACGCATTGTCTTAACTCCGTACAGTTGGTCAGCAGTATACAGGTTAGCAAGCCATTCTTGCTTATACTGTGTCTGCGAACGAACACCCATTTGCTCTGCTAACACAAAAGTATCTTTGTGGATAAGTAGAGCAGCTTTTAATGCACCGCCAGCAGCGTTATTGGCAGCTGTTTCAGAAACAGTGCAATTGGTAGATACAAATACGTCAATGCCGTACAAGTTACCAATCTTACCATTCTGTACAGGCTGACCGCCTACGAAGTCAGAAGATACATAACGCTCAACACCCATAATTGCATTACGCAACGAAGGTGGTATTACAAAGCAACGATTGTCAAAAGGAACGTCTGCATCGTCCATCTTTTGAATCAAGTCACGAAACGCAGCGTCTGTAAATACATCAGTTGTTGTTACAGTATCAACAGCGTAAGCTGTTAAGCCTGTTGTTGCGTCAACGTAAAAAGAAGCTGTATTGACATAGTTGCCAGTGTTGTTACCTAGCGATGTTGCTAGACCATGTAGGTCTGAGTCTACTTGACGAGCCAGTGCATAACCCGCATCGCCTGTGTAGAACTGACGTAGTGAGCTTAGTGCTTGAGTTTCAGTGATGTCTTCAATAAGACGTGAATACTCAAAGTGCTTGTCAATCAACACAGCTACGTTTGCTTCAGTGTTGCCTTGAATACTAACGGCAGTTCCTGATGCTTTAGCTGTTGCAGCGCCACGAATAGGAGCAGGGACGTTGATAGTATCGCCTTTCTTTCCTTGCATTCCCATTTTCTTAACTAGGTTAGCAAGAACTAAACTCTTTTCGTATGCTGCTCTAACTTCATCTGACCAGATTTCTGGTATAAATGTTGCTGCTTTGGTGTTATTTACAACACCGCCTTGTAGTGGATATACTGAAGTAGTCATCTTATTTCTTCCTTAATTTATTTAATCATTTAACACGACCCTCCTGATAAGCTAACATTATCTCATCCGATAACGCCTCGTATCTATTAGGGTCAGTTTTCATTAGTTTAATAATGTCTGCACGTCTAAAGACTTTCTTACTAGTCATTGGTGATCCTGAAGCTCCTCCAGTAGATGCGTTCTTAACTGAAGCATTTCTACTAGACTTTTCAGCGTTTACAGTTTGGCCTATCAATGCTTTACGATCTTTCCACAGGCTAAATATTTCATCAGCTGCTTCATAATCAAAGTCTCGATCTGCTTGTTGCAATAGTTTAGTTCTAAATGGACTCTCACCTACCCAACTAACAAAAGAAGCGTCCTGCAGTACATCAGCTATGTCTGGATGTTTATCCTTTAAAATAGCTTGAGCAGTTGTCTTCTTCATATCCGTAGAAGTTCTTTGAGCTTCACGGACAGCGGGATGGTTATCTATTGCTTTCTGTATTGCCTTCTCAGGGTCAGAAAAGTAATCAACCTCTTCGTCTACAGGTGTTTCTTTTGTTGAGGATTGCGACATTACAAATTCATCAACGACCTTGCGTAGTTCACCTACCTCTCCACTTTGACGACCCAGCATACGCTCAGCCTCTTGGTGCATTTGAACAAGTTCCGCAGGACTTTTATTGCGATACTTATCAGGTACGTTATCTTCTTCACTAGGTTGCTCTTGCGAGGCTAGTTCTAAATCTTCTACAGTGCCATCTTCTACTTGTACGTCATCTTCTTGGTCTATCAGTGTAGCCATTATTAAAGCTCCGTGATTAAATCATTATGGAGATTGAGTGACTTGTGAGGCTCTTACGAGTTCTCCTCACGGCGTTCACGCTTAATTTGATAATCTCTATTCTTTGCCCATTGCATAGTCGATCTCGGAAAATCTCCCGAAAGCGGGTTTAAAGAGCTTTGAACAGCGGATACCATCTTAGTCGCTATTTTATCACACATTGAACACTCTGTTTTTCCTATAAACTCGTCAATGTATTCCTCAGTGACGTGTCCAGCGGAGCAGCGGAATTCGTAGATACGTCTAGTCATCTTGTGTTTCCTCTAGGACATCTAACGCTTGATCTACTGAATTAGGCAGATTAAGTATTAAATTTGCTATATTTAGCTGTCCCTTCTTATAATAAAGGTCTTCAACGCCTTTAACGGCATCTAACCCCTCTATAGCTTCTGCTAGAATACTTATCTCTTTATGGACGTTTTTCCAGCCTTCTGTGAGCAACATATCTTGTATTTGCTCATAATGTAATATATCTGCCTCATTCATATTGTTTTCCCTTGTTAGGACAATACTGCTTGACTTCACATAGCAAATGTGATATAGCTCAGGACTATACCACAGTATGAGCTAAATGTCAAGCCTTTTTTAATCTTTCTTTCTTTACAGCCTTAGAGCCACAACAGTCTTTAGCGGCTAAAGCCTCTTCAAGCCTTAGTATACGCTTTTCCATAGTACTATAAGACTCATTAACCTGCTCTATAACACTCTGTAGCTCTTGGTTACTGACCACGATTAGTCTCCTTAGACGCTGCTAGTCCTAGTTTCTTCTCATCAAGTGCAAAAGTTGCTAGTCTCATACGTTTCTCAAAGTCTTTATCGTCATCAGTAGCTGATACACTGGATGCTACAGCCTTAATACGATCTGTTTCAAGTTCTACAGGGATGCCTCTGCCCTCAAGCTCAATCTTCTTAGCCCTAGAGTTAGACTCGTTAGCCTGTGCTGTAAGAGCTGCTGTCTGACTGTTCTTAAACGCCCTATCCTCTTCTGCAATAGCCTGCTGCATTTTTTGCTGCTCTGGGTCTGGCTGTTGAGCTTGAACCATAGTCTCTATAAGGTCTTCTCGATTAGTGATGTTCATGTTGTCAATAACTGACTGTAGTATGATAGGGTATACAGGGCTGTCTTGTGGCATTGTCTGTAGCAGTTGTACTAACTGAGCTACTTCATACTCACGAGCAACAATACCTAGCGTACTTGTGGCTATAAACTTATAATCACTAACAGGAAACAACTCTGGCTCAAACTGCATGTAACGCCACGCTGCCTTCTGAGTAAAAGGTATAAGAAATGACTCTTGAAAGTTGACTAGTGTGCGTTTTTGACGTTTAATTACTCCTCCAAGGCTCATAGAGCTGCCTGCTGACGTTGTACCACCACCATTCATAGCCTGCTGAGCTGTGTCTACACTGCCCGTAGCGGCCTGTACCATGCGTTGTAGTGCGTCTGCTTGAGCAAAGGTGATCTGATTAACCTGTCCAAAGTTAAAAGGGTGTAGCACTTCGGCAGGGTTTCCGTTAGTTAGAAGGAGTTTACCTGCCTTTACTTCTGGCTTAGACCCACGAGGCATCCTTGTAGCGTCCATAGCCATCATTGGATGCACTGTTAGGGCTAGGGCATCAATACGAGCGCGAAGCTCAGCATCGAGCGCTTTCTGGCTGTTATAGCCCTTCTCACACACGCCCATGCCCCAGAAACGATTAGGCACGACATCCCAAGGGAATGCTACAACAGGGCGGTCTTGCATCATGTAGGGGGTTGCTTCAGCTTTTAGCAGAGTACCGCCATTAGCAATAACAACAATAGCCTCTACATAGTAAGAATCTCTGCCCTCGTCATCCTCTTCACTATCAAAATTAACAATCTCTTCGTCCTCAGAGTCAAAGGCATTCTCTAATAGCTGTCTAGGAACTAGACCATAATACTTAGTCAGCCTAACCTTGTTATCTGGCTGCTGAGATAGCTCTGCGTCTGGTTCTATTTCTAAATCAGAGTAAGCGGTTCCTATGTGAGCTTTCTTGTATACACCCTCTTCCTGTAGTTGATCTACAGAGTGTGTAGATACAAACTCATCAATAGCTACACCTACAGCACTCTCAATGTCTGTTGCTACAGGGTCTATAAGGAAGTTTTGAGGCTGTATAGGACGCAGCTTAACCACTGTACGGTCTCGGATATTAACCCCAACAGCTGTCATAGCTCCTTCCATTACAGGCTCAGTGGCTGGAACCATTTCCTTTTTCTTCTCTAATACAATCTCACCAATGCCTGTGCCGTAGACAGCAGCGTTTATTAAACACTCTCCTACAGCTTTTCTAACCTTATTCTTAGTGAATTCATTAGACAGGGCTTCTCGCAAGAAACGAACATCTCCGTTGTCAGTGTCTCCAGCATCGTCTTCTATATCAAAGAACTTACCACGACCAAACGTAGCCTCTTCAATGTCAGCTACATTGTTCTCTACTGCTTGTAACAGTGCAGGAGATACGATCCTGCTACGCTCACTCTCTCGCGTCTTATCATCACTATCCCATATACCTCGCCACATACGGTAGTATTCGTCAAACTTAGCGTTATAATTACTTTCATAGTAACTGCGCCAGTCATTAACTTTATACATAATCCATTCTTCTAAAGTCTCGTCTAGCATTTCTACCGTGTCTTCGTTATAATCGTCCATTTTAATATCCTGTGTAAGAGTCTAGGGGTTCATCGTAGTTGTCCATCTCGTATCCGTAGTCGTAGGCCACATTAGCTAACTGGTCAATATACGCAAGTGAGTCTACAGTATCGTCATGTACTAAGTAATTAGGAAACTGAAACAACTCGTCCATAAACTGTATGTTCCATTCACCCTTGTTAAGCGTTATCCTGCCCTTTTCAAACCGTCCCTGTAACGCCCACATGATCCTGTCAGTTTTCTTTGTATTGCCGTGGCTTAACTCCTCAACTCTAAAGTATTTGTTATACCTACCCATTAAGTCAGTGATAGGAGACATTACAGCCTGTCTGCTGATACCCTTCTCAATTCCTACAGCTATAGGGTAATACTCTCTAACAGCGTCAAAGATGCGCTCAGCAGTCTCGTCAAGCGTCCACCTACCTATTATTATATCTTTAACCCACCAACCGTCCTCATTAACTTTAACCACCGCTATAGAACTGTTGTCAAGTCTTTTATTACTTTTCTTACCTACTTCTACAAAGCCAGCTAAGTCACAGGCTATGTAGTAATCACCGCCTGTAGGTTCTTCTTCATCAAACTTAACCCACTCTTCCTTAAACATCTCAGAGCCTCTAGCCTCAAATGAAGCCATAAACTCTTGTCTGAAGGCGTAGCTTGATAGTGTCCTTTTAGCACTATCTATCTCTGTA